ATTCCGATGATTTCGGCAATACCAAGCTGAGAACCATCGGCAAACTGCTGGACCAGAAGGTGTGCCTTGAAGGCATGGTGACCATCTGCCTGCACTGCATCACGAAAGGGAAAGAACATCTGTTTGTCACAAACAGCAACGGCCTTGGGGTGGAGAAGTCACCAGAAGGACTTTTCGATTATGAAATTCCAAATGACTTGAAGTTCGTGGATTCTACCATCCGTAAGTTTTGGAACATAGGAGGATGACATGATGCCGACATACATTCCAATCAACAGCGTCAAATACTATGTTTCCATCAAAGTGTCAACCACGGTGCTGTCTTTCCGCCATCTGTCCATCTCAGAAGTCGGGACGCTGCTTCAGTTCCTCCCGAACATCACGGCGGTGGACTACCACATCCCGCGTGACTTCGAGGTCACAATCGCGTTGGAAAGCGAGGACACGGAAGACGATGGCAAACACTGAGAGCGCTTGCTTATCCTATGAAGAGCGGTGGGTAAACCTCTTCTTTCAGCCTGGCAAGGTGTGCTGTAAGTATTGCCAGTTGTTGCAAACCTACAGCAGACCATACTGTGTGAAAACTGGAGAACTCATCGTCAGCACCGATACCGTAGGCTATTGGTGTCCGCTTCTGACCGCAGATGAACACGGCATGATCACGAATCCCGAGACAGGCGAGGTGATTCAGACGTGAGAGTGCTTATAGCCTGTGAGGAGTCTCAAACCGTATGCAAAGCTTTCCGTGAGAGAGGACATGAAGCCTACTCCTGTGACATCCAAGAATGCTCTGGTGGAGAACCGCAGTGGCATATCCACGATGATTGCTTACACTACATTGATGGCGATTGTACATTTATCACACAGGGGGGGTGTAAGCATACGATAGTTGGAGAATGGGATTTGCTTATTGCCCACCCACCATGCACCTACATGAGCAACGCAAGCGCGGTGCGTATGTTTCCAAAGAAAGGTGTAGTTGATGAAGAGCGATTGCAGCTCGCACTTCAAGCGAGAGAGTTCTTCATGGCTCTGTTGACAGCGAAATGCGAACGAATTGCTGTAGAAAATCCTCGACCTCTCAGCATTGTTGGTCTTCCAAAGGAAAGTCAGCGGATTCAGCCGTATCAATTCGGCGAGCCGTATTCCAAACTGACGTATCTGTGGCTGAAGAATCTTCCACTGCTGAAACCAACGAATGTTTTGGAAACGTACAAACCGTATGTTTCTTGCGGAACAAGCCACAACAAAGGCAATCCAGACAAGGCGGGATTCAGCCGAGCGGGTGGAGCGCAGCGAGTAAGGTCAAAGACGTTCAAGGGATTTGCTGATGCGTTTGCAGAACAATGGGGGATAGAGAAATGAAAGTTTTAATTGCTTGCGAGGAATCGCAGACCGTCTGCAAAGAGTTCCGCGCACTTGGTCACGAAGCATATTCTTGTGACACTCAGCCTTGCTCTGGCGGGCATCCCGAATGGCACATCAAGGGCAATGTCATTCCACTCCTCGATGGTAATTGTGAATTTACCGACGAATTGGGGGGGTGCATCGCATCTACGGCGAGTGGAATCTGATTATCGCGCACCCTCCATGCACGTACCTCACTTGCACAGGGAACAGATGGTTTGACACCGCGAAGTACGGTGAGGCGGCGAAGAAGAGGTACACTGATAGGTACAAGGCCATTGTGTTCTTCATGTACATTGCTCGTGCAAAGTGCAAGCGGATATGCATTGAGAATCCTGTTGGGGTTATGAGTTCGTGCTATATGAAGCCACAGCAGATTATTCAGCCGTATATGTTTGGAGATGCCGCTGAGAAGAAGACGTGTCTCTGGTTGAAGGGTCTGCCACTGCTTGAACCGATGAACCCTGTTTCGCCTCCACCGAGGCGAGTATTTGACGGCGGCAAGACCATGCCGACGTGGTATGCGGATGCATGGAGTATGCCGAAGGAGCAGCGAGCGGCATTCCGCTCCAAGACCTTCCATGGGTTTGCCAAGGCGATGGCGACTCAGTGGGGGAGTTTACCAACATAATTAATTATTAAAAAGGAGATTAAACAACTATGGTACAGAAACCAGCGAATTATGATGAAATCAATGCAGACGGCATGACCCGTCGCCTCCCTATGGGCGGGTATGTAGCGCAGATCAAGAAGGTCACGGACGACGAGACCAAGCAGTTCCTTGAGATTGAATACGAGATCGCCGAGGGCGAGTACAAAGGCATCGCCGTCGAGAACTACGAGAAGTGGGGTTCGTGGTCTTACAAGTTCCGCGTGTATTACACCGACAAAGCACTGTGGCGCTTCAAGAAGTTCATCACCCGCGTCGAGGCAACCAATCCCGGTTTTGTGTTCGACTGGGGCAATCCTCAGTGCCTTGTGAAGCGCGGCATCGGCCTTGTCATTGGCATCCGCCACTACTGGAGCAAGAAGGATGGTTCCCTGAAGGATGCGCTGGATGTGCAGGACTTCTGCACTGCTACCGAGGTGCGCGAGGGCAACCTCCCGTCTCAGCCGAAAGAGGTTGATCCGAAGGAACCCGCTCCTGCTCCTGTGATGGCACCGGCGGATGATGTGGATGACGGGCAGCTGCCGTTCTGATGGGTAGAGGCAAAATAAAGCATGGTATGGCCACAACAAGGCTATACCAGTGCTGGTCAGATATGAAACAGCGATGCAATAATCCTCACAATCAGTTTTATGCTCGTTATGGTGGCAGAGGAATTTCATACTGCAAGGAATGGGATTCTTTTCCACCGTTTATGGAATGGGCGTTATCGAATGGATATAACGATTCGCTGACATTAGACCGAATTGATAATGATGGTAATTATTGCCCGTCTAATTGTAAATGGTCAACGCAATCTGAGCAAGCATCCAACAAAACATATGTCAAAAATAAATTTGGATATGTTGGAATTCATGAACGTGTTTACAAAGGTAAAAGCAGTTATATCGCCAAGGTTATGCGGAATCGCAAAGAAACATATATTGGTATGTATAGAACACCCATAGAGGCTCATATTGCGCGAGAACAATACATAAAGGAGCATTTTCCACCATGACAATTTTGGAAGACGTCAACAATAAGATTGGCAAACACGAAAACATATCCGCATGGTGTGAGGCAAATGGCGTCAAAATTCGGCGCCAGCGCCTCAACGTTGGTGACTATGCTCTTCCTCCGAAAATCGTTGTGGATACAAAGGCCGGAATGCAGGAAATCTACTCCGACCTTGTGAGTGACCATGACCGGTTCCGCCGGGAGTGTATCCGGGCGCAGGAGGACGGCATCCACCTTGTATTCCTGATTGAAGATGAGAACATCACTTGCATAGATGATGCAAAGCGCTGGCAGAACCCGCGCCTGAAAGAGTATGAGCGCAAGTGGGGATTTATCATCCGGGCACAGAAAGCAGGGAAGATGCTTGACCATAAAGTGCCGAAACCACCGGTATCCGCTGAACGCCTCGTCGGCATGATGGATGCGATGGAGATGAAATACGGATGTACTTTCCGGTTCTGCCATCCGCAAGACACCGGGAGCATGGTGTACCAAATCCTCATGGAAGGGAAGTGACAGACCATTGCTGACCAAGAGTTAATGAATCAAGACCCAGTGCTTGTGGTATTCGACTATCTCAAAACGGTTGAAAGCATACCAGAACTGACAGCATCCATTGTGACCGCATGGGGCAGTGTTCATACCAACGCCCAGAAAGCACAACTTCAGGCGATATATGCCGAGCGCGAGAAAGAACTGGGCGGAACAGGGAAGTACTGCGCTGCTGTATTTACCGGGATCAAAAAGGATGAACAGGCCAAAGATCTGATCAACGTTCGCGCCTACAACAATGATGTGTACAACTATGAAGATGTACCGGCATTTGCCCAGCGCGACAACAATGGGAAACCGAAAAACATCATTGCGAACTATGAATCGATTATGTTCTTTGAGCCGCGATACAAGAACGTCAAGTACAACCTCTTGGCCAACTATGCTGAAGTCCACGACGTGAACGATTCCAAAGGTACGGTGAAAATCCGCCGGTGGGATGACACTGACGAGGCTGAGAGCAAGAAGTTCATTGAGGAAAAGTACGGGATATTTTCGGAACAGAAACACGCTGCTGCACTGAGGATCCTGTTTAGGGCACGGGCATATAACCCGGTTCTTGACTACTTCAGCAATCTCCAATGGGATGGTGTGGAACGCTGTGAACACTTCCTCACGGAGTGGGCAAAGGCAGACGATACGCCGTATGTCCGCGAATGCTCCAGACTGATATTCGCCGGTGGAATCTGGCGAATCATGCAGCCGGGATGCAAGATGGACGATGTGATCATCCTCATTGGTAAGCAGGGCGGAGGTAAATCCTCTCTGGTACGGTTTCTGGCCATCAATGACAACTACTTCGGCGAGATCAAATCCATTGAAGGCAAAGAGGCCATTGAACAGCTGGATGGCAAATGGGTGTGCGAGATCCCGGAAATGGCAGCATTCACTCGCGCAAAGGAAGTCGAGGCCATTAAGGCATTCATAACTCGCCAGAAAGACAACTACCGGAAACCGTTTGACCGAAATGTTGACGACAGGCCGAGGCGCTGCATTCTGATCGGCACGACCAACCTACCAGCACCGTTAATGGATGCGACAGGCTCCAGACGTTTTTACCCTGTGCAGACTCACTGCGATGGTTATGACCTGTTTAAGCATGAGGATGAATGCCGGGAATACATCATCAAATGCTGGGCGGAGGCGCTGGATAAGTACAAGCGAGGCGTGATGCCGAATTTCGCCAGAGAAGACCTTGTGCATGAATACCGTGAAGCGCAGGCCAATGCAACGCAGGATGACTGGAGAATCGGAGCGATTCAAGCCTACCTTGATGACAAAGAAATCGGCGACTTCGTGTGCATTAAGGAACTGTCTGACAACGTTATTTCCCCGGATAAGGATCATCCACAAAATCCGTCTCCAAAGGACAGCAAAGATATCTCGATCATCATGTCGAAGATGGAAGGCTGGGAAAAGGTGAATTATCCGAAGCATACGGCCAAGTATGGTAACCAGCGCGGCTGGAAAAAGGAGGCCGAATCAACCGAGCAGTATGAGACTGCAAAGGAAGGTCGTGACCTACCGTTTTAACTGAAGAGCAAAAACGACATAAGCAAATCATGTCTGCCGCAATGAGGGCGGACTGGGCAAAAACAATGCTCCGCGAATGCCCTCATCCCGGCGTAAAAGAAGCATACGGGACGTCCACGGTGCCGTGCTGGATTTGTTTCTCCTGCCAGTATGCACACAGATACCAGTGGCACGGTGGTGTGTCCTGTGATTATGGAAAGGAAAACACAGATGCCAAGTGACTTGTATGGTACAAAAAGTATTTATATAGGATTTCAGAGTGCGTTTATTACACTTATTAACAATTCTTATAATAACGCTTTGATACTAAAAGAAGTGCCGGTTGATAGTTATCACACAATTGATTACGTAGTTGCGTTCCGAGCAACTGATGACACTAATAAAGCAATCGGATCTACTGGCGTGGAAGCAAAAGCGACAATCAATGATCTAAAAAACAGTCCGTATGGGAAGAATTTCTACTCGTTCCACTATAATTATTTGCTGGTTCCAGCAGACATTTGCTATAAAGCACAGCAATATTTAAAAGCACATAAAACATATAAACACGTTGGACTCATTCAAGTATCTGATGAGGGAGCAGTAGACATTGTAAAAAAGGCCAAATGGTATAACTTAAAAGATGGGTTCTCAAAAGAACAGTGCATTGATGCTGTCCTTGAAGTGTTTAAGTATCTCAAACTGGAGGAATAAAAATGTCTGAATTGAGGGAATTAACATCCACACTACACGCACCAAAACCAATAAAAGACTCTGGTGAACGTACTGAATACAGCAATGGTTTCGTCCGGGATATGCACTCTGGGAAGGGGAGAATGGATTTGCTCCCGTGGAATGCAATTATGGAACTGTCGAAACACTGCGAGAATGGTGCTGTGAAGTACGGAGAGCATAACATCGACCTTGGATGCCCGTATCACTCTCTCGCTGACAGCGGGGCACGTCACCTTGCAAAATGGATTGCAGGAATCGACGACGAACCGCATCTGCTCGCTGCCTGTTGGAATCTCATGTGGTTGCTTGAGGAAACCATAACTAAGCCAGAGTTTAATGATATGTTTTGGAATGGAGGCAAAGACAATGGATGACAAAGAACTCCGCGAAATGACCCCGGAAGAACTCCATGCGTACAATGTGCTGCAAATATGGATAGTCCTGCTGGATAACCTCTTTTGCATGGCATTGGTTGCAGGCATCACGCTGATGTCATATACCACAGGCAATTGGAAGCTGATGTGGTTCTACCTTCTGCCGTTGATTGCATTCGTTGCGGTGTAGAGGATAAGTCATGCTGGCCAACATCATAACTTTGGTTGCCTCCTACGGCATCATGCTGTTCCTCCAGTTCACTGCCGTGTATCTGTATGAGGACAAGCGATACTTCGCGACCACACTGCTTGTGATCACCACTTCAATGACCGTTGCCGTGTGTATGACGGCACTGAGACTTTTAGCCATAAGATAGGAGAAAATATGATAAAAATTCAAACATCTGCGACCCCCAGTGTTGCCCAGTGGAAGGCAGTGATTGCCGGGTGCAGGAATCCATACGCATCATGGGATAAATCAGACAGTAAGATGCATTTTAATGGTCAGACCGGCGAGATATGCCACATAATTGGCGACGCCGACCTCGACCTCATGAAGCGCCTCTCACGGGCAGGAGATGACCACGGGAAGTTCCTCCGTATGCTCCCGGTGATTGCGGACATCCGTGCGCCGCTGTACTGGTGGAAACAGCTTGATACCTACAAAATCGGTACGGTTGCCAACTCCGATTCCACCATGCACTGCATCCATAAGCAGGAATTCTCCCTTGACGACTTTTCCTACGACGAGGTTGACGATGAAACCATGAGCGTCCTGTGTGACGTAATCAAGGAACTGAACCGCTGCCGGTCGATGTACAACGTAACCAAGGAGCGCTCCTACTGGAACAGCATGATCACCCTGCTCCCGG